GATGCTGCCCGACCTGCCACACGCCGATGGACGTGCGCGACTGGTGCCCGGTGTGCCCGCCCGAGGATTGGCCGGACGATGCCGACGAGTAGCCCGGCAACGCAGGGCGGCCACCTGGCCGCGTTCGCCCGCGAATACTGCCGCCACACCAAAGGCCGCTGGGCCGGGCAGCCGGTTGCCTTTGAGCCGTGGCAGCAGGCGTTTATAGACGAGGCGTTTAGGCTGGACGCCGACGGCCGCCGCGTGTACCGCAATGTGCTGCTGGGGCTGCCGCGCAAGAATGGCAAGTCCACCCTAGCGGCGACCCTAGCCCTATACATGGCCGGGGCTGACGGTGAGGCCGGGGCCGAAGTCATCATCGCCGCAGGTTCGCGCGATCAGGCGGGAATCGTGTTCGATCAGGCCCGCGCGTTCGTGGAGGCGTCCGAGGACCTGGGCCAACACTTCGACGCGCAGCGGTTCGTGATCTATGGGCCGACCGGCAGCACCATTAAGCGCGTGGCCGCTGACGGCCGCATGCAGCACGGGACCAGCCCTAGCGCCGTCATCCTTGACGAGTTGCACGCGCTGGAAACGCCCCGGCAGGAGGAACTGTACGCGGCGCTAAACACCGCCAGCGGCGCGCGCGAGCAGCCCATGAACCTTGCCATTACCACGGCGGGGTACAACCGCCACACCATCCTGGGCCGCCTGTACGCGGATGCCATGCGCCTGCCGGACGTGCGCCGGGACGGGATGCTGACCATAGCCCGCGACCCTGCGGCCGGGTTCCTGATGTGGTGGTACGGGCTGGCCGACGACGACGAGCCTACGCCGGAAAACGTGCTGGCCGCTAACCCGGCGTCGTGGATTACGTCGGCCGTGCTGGAGGCCCAGCGCGAATCGCCCACGGTGGACGAGTACGCCTTCCGCCGACTGCACGCGAACCAATGGACCAGCACCCGTAATGCATGGCTGCCCGCTGGCGCGTGGGAGGCGCTGGGCACCGAGGGGTACACCATCCCCGACGGGTCCGAGGTGGTCGTGGCGGTGGACGTGGGGCTAGTGCATGACAGCACCGCCGTGGCCATCGGTTGCCGCCTGCCCGACGGCCGCATCGCGCTGGACTGCCGCGTGTGGGCTGCGCGCGATGACGCGGTGGCCCACATCATCCTGCCGGGCGGCCGCGTGGACCTGGGCGTGGTGGAGGACTACATCGAAGCCCTGGCCGACCGCTACAGCGTGCGCGAGTTGGTGTACGACCCCAGGTTCTTTGAGCGGTCGGCGTCGGCGCTGTCGGCGGCCGGGTTCATCACCGCGCCCGTGGACCAGGCATCGCGCCGCATGGCCGAGGCTTATGCGACGTTCTACACCGCCGTGCAAGACGGGCGCGTGGTGCATCCGGTGGACCCGGTGCTGTCGGCGCATGTGGAGGCAACGCAGGCCACCATGACCGAACGCGGCTGGCGCATCGGCCGCCAGCGGCTTCAGCGTATTGACGCCTGCGTTGCCATGTGCATGGCCCTGTGGCGCGCTGACCGCGACGAGCAGCCCGCTGAGTACGTCCTATCGTGGGATGGGCTGGACGATGACTAGCCCTAAAAACACGAAGGCCCGCCATGCGGCGGGCCATTCGCGGTGCGGTGTTGCGCGTTGCCTATGCGTTGGCCAGCGCGTTGGCCTCAATCATTCCATCCACCGCCGCTGCGCGGGTGTGGAACATGCCGAGGTCACGCTGGGGAGCATCCACCGCCTGCGCGGTCCACGACCCGCCCACCTTCGTAACCATGCCGATGATGCCGAGCCCGTCGGCCATGACGCTGTACGAACCGCGAGGCATGCGGTAGGTGCTGTATGTGATTCGGGTGGCGGTGGTGTTCACGTCGGTTCCCTTCGGGTCGGTGTTCATGGGTTGATTATCCGCCCCCTCCCGCGTGGTGTCAATACATCTAGACGAACGGGAGGACACTAATGCCCGCAAATAGCGACATTTCAGCGTGGGTGCCGCCGTACACCCCGCCGCTGGCGGTGCCGCATGCCAGTACCGTGCCGCTGGCCATGTACCGCGACATGGTGGCTAAGTGGTCCGAGGCCGAGGCCGTCACGATGGAACTGCGCGCCCGGCTGGAGGCGTACGGGGACGACGCGCCGGGACCGCCCGGCACCGTGACCCTGGCCCGCCTGCGCGCGCTGGAAAACGTCATGGACCTGGCGCGGGAGTACCTATTCGACGAAACCGAGGAAAGGCGCGGCGCGCTATGGGCAGCGATCACCGAGGCGGGGCGGGCACCGTGAGCGTGGACGAGTTTGACCCGCTGCTGTGCATCATGCACCCGCGCGAAATCCCCGACGCCGTGGCCGCGTTCCGCGCGCTGGACGTGCGCCGGGCGTGGATGCAGGGCTACACCGAGTGGCAACTGGTGGACGTGGTGCGGTCGCTGGTAGATGACCACGCCCTAGCGTTTACCCACCTGGTGATGGTCGCGGATGATGTGGTGGTGAGGCAGCCCGCGCTGGATGCCGTGCTGGACCTAGCCCGCGAGGGGCGGCCGGTCGTTACCGGGTGGTGCCGCTTGGACAGCACGCACCCGCTGGTAAACATCACCGATGGCGCGCTGGTGGGCGATGAGCCTACGCCGGGCGCGTACCGCTTTCGCAAGTTCAGCGACGTGGTGGCGCACCCGTCGCCGGTCATCGAAACCGGCTTCGTTGGCTTCGCGCTCACCTGCATGCCGCGCGACCTGTGGCGGCGGTTTCCCTTCGGCGCGTTCGGCGGGCCGTCGTCGTCGTGGGCGTCGGATTTCCACCTGTCGCACCGGCTACGGGATGCGGGCGTTCCGATGGTCGCCGCGCGCGACGGCGGATGCGAACACCTAAAAGAGCGCTGGCTGGAACTGGACCGCGACCCCCGCAAGCGCCTGTTAGTGGGCGAGCGCCCGGCGCAGGTCATACAGGACTAGGGGAGGAACGCATGGAAACGCCGAAGGTGTGGGGGCTGCTGTCGTGGTACGACGAATCCCCGTCATGGCTAGCGGAGGCGGTCGCATCATTCGCGCCCGCGCTGGATGGGCTTATTGCGGTGGATGGTGCCTACGCGCACTACCCCGACGCCCGCGCATCATCGGAGCGCGTACAGGCGGAAACCGTGATGGCCACGGCCAACGCGCTGGGGCTGCCGGTGACCCTGCACCGCCCGGCCGCGCCGTTCCTGGGCGACGAGGTGGGCAAGCGCGATTTCATGTTCCGGCTGGCCAACGCCCACGCGCGCGCGCACCACGATTGGCTGTGGGTATTCGATGCGGATTGCGTGCTGGCCGAGTACCCGGCCGACTTGCGCGAGCGCCTGGCCGACGTGCCGGGCGACGTGGTGGAGGTCGGGCTGTGGTCGCGGTCGGATTACCTCACCGACGCGCCGGACGTGGCCCGCGCCATGAACCTGCCGCCATCCACCACCGCGCCCATGCGGATGCTGTTCCGGTGCCTTGACCGTATGCAGGTCGTGGGCCTTCACTACGTCTATGCCGGGGTGCGCGAGGACGGGACGTACACCTACCTATGGGGGCCGCCCCATGTAGCGCCGCAGGATGGTGTAATGTTCCACGATGTCACGGTGGAGCATCGTTCAGCGTGGCGCGACCTGTACCGACGGGAGGCGGCGCGGGAGTATTACAAGCGGCGCGAGGCGCTAGGAATCGAACGGCTGACCACCACGGACGAGGACGGACGTAGCATCGTGAAGGCGGCGCGGTGATGTGGCGCTGGTGGCCGTGGCGACGGCAACGCCTTGCCCGCATCCACATGCGCGGCGATGCCCCGTCCCTGGAAGGCGTATTCATGGGGCGCGTGGGTGGCAAGCACTATCGGCTGGAGGCGGCGTCGCTGATCGAATCGGCCGAGCGATCGCATGACCTGGAGGGCTACGCCCTGATTCCGGTGGAGGGCGTCGCGTTTATCCAGGTGGTGGACGGGTGATCGTCCGAGGCGCGAAGGGCGCGGGCGTGGAAATCCGCGCAGGTGAGTTCGGCACGTCGGCTATCCCGTGGCCGACGCAGGGGGCCGTCACCTATTCCGGCGTGAACGTCACGCATGAGGCGGCGCAAGCCCTCCCCGCTGTGTCGGCGGCCATCCGCCTGGTGGCGGAAACCATCGGCAGCCTGCCGCTATACGTCCGTGACGGTGAGACAAAGGCAACCGGGACGCCCGCGTGGGCGCTGCTTATGGAATCGCCCACGGCCGACCTGGACCCGTTCGGGTGGATGGTGCAGGTGGCCGGGTCCGTGGAGATGTGGGGCAACGCCTACTGCCAGATCATCCGGAGCGGCGGTCGCATCGTGGAACTGGTGCCGATGGACCCCAGCACGGTGATGGTGCGGCGCGACCCGAAGGACAAGCGCAAGCGGTTCGACGTGGGCGGCCCCGAGGGCATCCGCGACCTGACCACCGACGACATCCTGCACATTCCCGGCTATACCCCCCCGGGGCACGTCATGGGCCTGTCGCCCATCGGCGTGCATCGCAACGCGCTGGGCAACGGGCTGGCCCTTCAGCGTTTCCAGTCGGCGTACTGGCTGAACGACGCCGCGCCGGGCATGGTCATCAAGGTGCCCGGCAACGTCACCCAGCAGCAGGCGCAGGAAATCCTGCGGGTGTGGAACGCATCGCACGGTGGCGTAATGAACTCGCACAAGCCTGCGGTGCTGGCCGGTGGCGCCGACCTGGAGCGCGTGCCGGTGAACCTGGAGGACGCCGCCTTCGTGCAGCAGGCGCGCATGTCCGTGGAGGACGTGGCGCGCATTTGGCGGCTGCCCCCGCACATGCTGGGCGTGGGCGACCCGACCGGAACCACGGCGGAACAGGAGTCCCTGCGGTTCCTCACGTTCAGCCTCACGCCGCGACTGCGCCGCATCGAAATGGCGATTGCCCACGGGCTGCCGCAACTGTTCGGCGGCGGCACGCCGCTGCGCCCTGAGTTCGATACCACCGACCTGCTGCGCGCTGACACGCCGACTAAGACCCAGGCGGTCCTGGCCGGTCGGCAGGCTGGGTGGCTGTCCATCAACGACGCGCGGCGCGTGTTCAGCCTGCCGCCGATTGAGGACGGCGACACCGTGCAGGTGACGCCCGTGGGCGGTGCGCCGAACCTCCAGCCGGGCGGTGCTGATGCCGCTGAATGATTGCCAGTCTAATGGGCGTCCTGGCGTGAAGTGGGGCGACGCGGGATATTGCTACACCTACCAACCCGGCGACGATGCGGGCCGCGCGGCCGCTGTCGCTAAGGCGCTGGCGCAGGCCGTGGCTATCGGTGACCTCCCCGCCGATGACGCGGCCCGCGCCTACGCCGACGAGGTGCGGGCACCCGGTGACGTGGACCTGACGCCCACCGAGGACATCGCCCGCGCAGCGCGCAAGGGCCTGCGGCTTTACGAGGACGGCAAGGGCGGCGACGGACTGGTGCAGCAGACCATCCGCGACGCCCGGCGCATGGCCAACCGCGAGCCGCTGTCGGATGACAAGGTGCGCCGGATGCCCGCGTGGTGGGCGCGTCACCGCAATGACTGGACGGCCGAGGACACCGTGGCCGGTGAGGAATCGCCGGGCTACGTCGCCGCGCTGCTGTGGGGCGTGGACAGTAAGGACGGCAGCCCCGGCGCAACGTGGGCCGCCCGCAAGGTGCGCGAACTGGACCGCGCCGAGGATGACAGGCAACAGGCCGACGACACGGCCGGGAAGGACACCGACGACATGGCGACCCGCGACGAGGGCGCAGACTGGATGACCGCCCGGCAGCGTGCGCTGGCCGACAAGTTGCACAAGATCGCGGAAACCTTTGGGCCGTGGGATGCGGGCATCGGCGCGAACGGCGCGCACTACATGGACCCGGCCGATAACCCCTGGGCGGATGACGGGCTGGCCTGCGCGCGGTGCGCGTTCTATCGCGGCGGCGGCGGGTGCGAGATTGTCGGGCAGCAGGTGGACCCCGAAGGGCTGTGCCGCTTTTGGATTGTCCCCGACCCCGACGCCCCGGCCGCTGACGTGCCGGTGATGGACGAGGACGACACCGACGACGTGCCTATGATGGATGACGTGGTGGCCGTGGACGGCGAGCCGACCACCGACCGCGTGGAGCGCGCCGTGTCACCGGGGCGGCTGGAGTGGCGCACGTCCGGCGCTGGCCCTGACTACCGCACGGTGGTGGGTTACGCGGCCGTATGGGATTCCATGTCCGAGGATTTGGGCGGGTTCCGCGAGATCATCAAGCGCGGCGCGTTTTCCGACGCGCTGGCATCGGGCGATGACATCCGGTTCCTGATGGGGCACGACATGGACACCGTGATGGCCCGCACGTCTAACGGTTCCCTGGAACTGGTGGAGGATGACACCGGCCTGCGGGTGTGGGCGCGTATCGCGCTGGATGACCCCGACGCGCAGCGGCTAGACGCGAAGTTGCGCAGCGGGGCCATGTCTCAGATGTCGTTCGCGTTTACCATGCCGCCCGAAGGCAAGGGCGAAAAGTGGGATTACAGCGGGGGCGTGCCGGTGCGTTCGGTGGAGCGCGTCGCGGCCTTGTGGGAGGTCAGCGCGGTCGGATCGCCCGCCTACACCGCCACCGCGCTATCCGCACGGGCGGGTATCTTGCAGGATGCGATTAGCACGGGTCGCCTGCCATCAGCAGGGGCCACCGCCGCCGCACCGGATAACCCGGTGGACGGGACGCCGCAGGCCGCGCGCCTGGGCACGGATGACAAGGCAAAGCGCGAGGCGGCCGCCCGTTGGCGTGCCCGGCTCGCACGAATCCGTAAGGAACTGACCTAGATGAGTGACAAGATTTCAGAGGCGCGCGCGGCCGTTGAGGTTGCGCTGGACGAGTTTGAGGCCGCAGTTACCGCCGTGGGCGAGGCTGACGCCGACGACCTGGAGGCCACCGAGGCCCGCGCCCGTGACCTGGAGGCCGAGGTTGAGCGCCGCCAGAACATCGTCAAGCGGCTGGAGGACATCGCGGAGGCGCGCGCAGCGCAGCCCGTCATGGTCCCCGCCGACGAGCCGCAGGAGCAGGAGGTGCGCGAGGTGTCCGTGAAGGTGACCCGCGAGGAGTCCGTGTACCACCCGGACCGCCCGCACTCGTTTTTCCGCGACCTGTACCACGCCCACAAGGGTGAGCGGGACGCGCAGGACCGGCTGGCCCGGCACCGCGTGGAGACTGAGGGCCGCGACCTGTCCTCGTCGTCCGACACGGGCGGCGCTGACTTCGTGCCGCCGAACTACCTGGAGGCGCTGTACGTCCCGGTTAACCGGCAGGCCCGTAAGGTCGTGAACACCATCCCGACCCTGCCGCTGCCGGATTCGGGCATGAGCATCACTATGCCGAAGTTGGACACGGGCGTGACCGTGGCCGCCGCCGCCGATAACGGTTCGGTGTCGGAGACTGACGCGACCACCTCCACCGTCACCGCTAACGTGCGCCTGTTCGCCGGACAGCAGGACATCAGCGTGGCGCTTTTCGAGCGTACGAACATGGACGCGATCATTCTCGCTGACCTCGTTTCGGCGTACGATGCCTCGCTGGAGACTGCCGTGGTGAACGGCACCAGCGGCGCTAACTCGCACGTTGGCCTGCTCCAGGTGTCGGGTACCAACGGCGTCACCTACACCGATGCCAGCCCGACCGCTGCCGAGACTATCGGCCCGGTGTTCGATGCCGTGTCGCAGATTGAGCAGGAGACTGCCGGGCGCTACACGGCTACCCACATCGCCATGACTCCCAGGCGGGCCGCGTGGTTGGCTGGCTCCACCTCAACGGCGTCTTCGCTTTTCCAGATCGGTACCTTCCCGCAGTCGCTTGGCGAGCAGGGCGGCGGCACGCTGCTGACGTTCGCCGGGCTGCCGGTCGTGACGACCACGGGCATCCCGACGAACCTGGGCGCGGGCACCAACCAGGACCGCATCATCGCGTACAGCGCCGACACGATGCGATTCATGGAGGGGCCGCTGCGCACCCGCGTGCTTACCGAGGTGCTGTCAGGAAATCTGACAGTGAGGATCCAGGCTTACAGTTTTTCGGCATTTGCGTCAGAGCGCATGCCGAAGGCCATCAGCGTGGTGTCGGGCACCGGCCTGACTTCGCCCGCCTTCGCCTAGCAGTAACCGCGTAACGGCTACGCCGGGGGCTGGCATCACGCTAGCCCCCGGCACTAGCCCCTAGCAGGAAGGGCAGCACATGACGAACGAGCAGCGACAGGCATACATCACCGGGCTACTGGAGGAACGCCGCGCGGCCGAGGTGAACGGTAAGCCAGACCGCGTGGAGGCCATCAACGCGGAATTGGCGCTGGTAGGACATGAGGGCGCAACGCCCGCGAAGCGGGCGACGAAGCGCCCGGCCGCGACCGCCCGCAAGACCGAAAAGCGTTAGGGCTAGACCGTGCCCGCCACCATTGACCTGGTGACCCTTGCCGACGTGCGCGGGGAACTGGAACTGCCGGTGTCAGACACCAGCCGGGACACGCTCATCGGCGTGGTCATCACGGCCATCAGCCGCGCCATTCACACCTACTGCCAGCGCGAGTTTAAGACCGAGGCGGCCAGTAGCACGGCTACGCGCAAGTTCCGTATGCCGGTCGGCACCTATGTGCTGGACCTCAACCCGTATGACGTTCACAGCACGGCGTCGCTGGTCGTGACCATCAACGTGGAGGACGCAGGCGGCGGCACCCAACTGGAGCAGGGCCGCGACTACTACGCGCTGCCCTACGGCGCGGCGGGCAACACTGGCGGCACCTATACCAGCATCCAGATTTCGCGCGATGTGTCCGAACTGCACGCCGGGGAGGACGCGAGGAAGTACGGCTTCACGCCGGTCAGGGTGTATTCCCAACACTGGGGATTCAGCGCCGTGCCCGAGGACGTGAAGCGCGCCGCCATCCTTGCTGTGGCCGCGAACGTGGATCGCAGGCTGGACGCCTTCGGCAGCGTGCAGGACCTAGTGGACACCGACGTGGGGATTCAGCCGCTACGCGCCGCGTCGTTCGCAATGCCGACCGCATCCCTGGCGCTACTTGCGCCCTACCGTCGCACCGTGGGCGTGTTCTAGGCCGTGGCCACCACGACCATCACCGCCATGCGCGCGGCGCTTATCGCGCTGCTACAGGCCCGCACCGGGCTTACCGGCGTGCAGTTGGGCTACGGCATGCCGTCGGGCGCGCTACAGCGGGAACACATCCTGCTGGGGCAGGTGGAGGCCACGCAGGAATACGCGGCCATTGGCACCGTGCGCAAGTTTGAGGACTACACCGTGGCGCTATTTATCAGCGTGACGCGCGAGGGTACGCAGCAGCAGGAGGCCGATGAACGCGCGCTGACGCTGCTGGCCGAGGTGGACGCCTGCCTGCGCGCGAACCCGACCGTGAGCGGTACGGTGCTGACCGCCGAACTCGCGCGCTACCGGATGGAGCCGCTGGCATCCGATACCACGCGGGAGGCACGCATTACCGTGGAAATCCAGACCCGTGCCCGTATCTAGGAGGCCGACATGGCGCGACTGATTTATGGCGGCGACCATGCCGCCGTGTTCGTGGTGGTGGATGGTGTCGCTACCATTGAGGCCGTGAAGGGTGAGCCGGTGGAAGTGCCGGACGCCCTCGCGGATAACCTGCTGGAATCGGCCGCATGGTCGCCAGCATCAGACAAGGCGGCGAAGCCTGCGAAGGCTAAGACCGCAAAGCACGACGACCCGGCCGACGTTAAGGCCGAGGAAGGGGCCTAGCCGTGGCGATTGGGTCGGGTTTGGGTTCGCAGGTCCAGTTTGGGACCGAGGTAACTTATGGAACCGCCGTCACCCCGACGGTGGCGCTGGAGGCTACTAGCGTTGGGCTGGAACTCCAGGTGGAGTCCATCATGTCCGAGGGGCTGCGGGCGGGCCTGCGCGTGCAGCGCGGCGACCGCACCGTGGTGAACCGTAAGGGCGTGAACGGCGACATAGAAATGGACGTGACCAGCAACGCTATGGCGCGCTGGCTCATTCACGCTATGGGCGACAGCCGCGCCATTGGCAGCATCAAGACCAACCCCAGCAGCGGTGTGTATCTCTACACCACCCGCCTGGGTGACCCGGCAGACCTGGCATCCATGACCATCCAGACGGGCGTGGCCGACGTTGGCGGCAACGTGCGCAGGATGGACGCGGTGGGGTGCTTCGTGACCGAGTTCGGGCTGTCGAATGAGATTGACGGCATCCTGACCGGCTCGTTCACCGTGGACGGCCGCGACTACATCCCCAGCGCGTCGGCGGTCACCGCCGTGTCGTACGCGACGGGCACCGAGCCGCTCGTGTTCCATCAGGGCGCGATCACCGTGGGCGGCACCGCCGTGCCGCTGAAGTCCTACGAACTGTCGGTCACCCACGGCTATGACGTGGAGCGCTATCAGATCAACAGCACCAGCCTGAAGTCCCGGCCGATCATCAACGCTAAGGACGAGATCACGCTGACGCTGGAGATGGATTTCGACGGGACCGCAGGCGGCGCAACGTGGGCCACCAGCGATTTCGTGTCGAAGTTCCGCGCGGGCACGAAGGTAACGGACATCATCGGCACATGGACCGGGGGCACGGCGATCGCTTCGACGTACTTCCCGTACCTTAAGGCCACCGTCCCGCAGGCGGTCATTACGTCGGCTACCCCGACGATTGACGGCCCTGAGGTTGTGGCGCTTACGGTGGAACTCATGGCGACCGATGACGGTACGAACCAGCCCCTTACGCTGGAGTACCAGTCGTCCGAGAACCTGTCGTAAGCAATGGCGCGCGGCGGCTACGTCGGCAGGGCCGGGACTGGTGCCCCCATTGGCGGGGGCAGCAGTATCTACATCCTGGGCCTAGACAAG